GTGGAAGGAGCCGGCGGCGCTCTGGTTCGTTTGCGCGATGCCCTCTGGGATGGGCAAGTCGCTCGCGTTCGCGCCGCTGATCGCGCCGTTTCGTGAGTTCGAGGCCTCGCTCGACGAGCACCGCGACCGGGCTGCGTACGAGGCACGCCTGCGCGTGTCCGACATCGTCGTGCGCGGCGCGGAGAAGGATATGCAGGGCAAGGCCCGCGTCGCCTCGCAGGACGACACGATTCGCGAGGCGCTGAACGAGCGTCTGACGCAGGCCATGCTCGCGCGCGAGATCGTGATCGCGACGCGCCCGCAATCCGATCGGCTCCTGATCTCGGACGTCACGAGCGAGGCGCTCGCCGAGTTCCTGGAGGAGCACCACGGCCGCGCGCTCGTAGCCGACCCCGAGGGCGGAGTCTTCGACCACGCGCTCGGTGGCGCGAATCGCTCGCCGCGACTCGATGTTTGGTTGAAGGCCTACAGCGGCGAGACGATCGACGAGCGCCGTATTGGCAACGCACTGAACCCGCGCTCGAAGGGTCGCTTCGTGAAGCGCGCGCTCGTCTCGATCGCTGTGGCGACGCAGCCGCAGGCGCTCGGTCCGCTCTTCATGAACGAGATGGCCGGCGCCAAGGGGTTTCTCGCACGCTTCCTGACGGTGATCGTGCCCCCCGAGCTCCCCGAGGAGTTCGTGCGCGAGGGGCTCCTGCCCCAGGACCTCGCCGGCTTCTGGCGCTCAAGCATCCTGCGGCTGCTCGGAGGCACGCGCCCGAGCGAGCCGATCGAGGTGCAGCTCTCCGAGGAGGCGCGCGAGCTCTTCGTCACCTGGGGGCAGGGCGAGCTCGATCACGCGCGCGGGGGTTCTTCGGAGGACGCGGAGAGCTACCTCTCGGCCTGGAACGCGAAGTTTCGCGGCAAGGCGCTGCGGCTCGCGCTCCTGTTCCACGTGCTCGCGCACGAGCAGCCGGGCTCGCTCCAGATCGGCCCGGAGACCATGGAGGCCGTGCTCGCCTGGCTGCCCTACCTGCGCGCGCACAACGACCTCGTGGCCATTGCCCTACGAGACGACCCAGACCTCCTCGCGGCCGAGCGCGTGCTCTCCTGGCTCGACGTGCGCGAGCTCGCCGGGACGGTCTTCTCCCGGGGGGCCGTCTACAAGGGCCTGAAGGGGGGCAACAGCGCCCCCGTTCGCCGCGTCGATGACCTGAACGGCCCACTCGCGGCCCTGGTCGACACCGGCTGGCTGCGCCCCGTGGGGCGCCCAGAACCGCGCCAGAACGGGCCCCCGTCCGCTCGGCAGTACCTGGCGCATCCCGAGCTCCGAGCGCACCTGGCGCAACACAGAGCGGCTGAGGCCGAGCTCGGCCGAACCCTCGGACGGATGGGGCTCTGAACCGTGACCTGGCCGTGACCGGCGCGCGCCGTCCGCGGTCACACCGCGGTCACGGACAAGATTGTTCACGAAACGTCAAAAACCTAACAGAACCGAACAGATGCTGAACAGACACCTAACGAAACGGGGGACAGGGGGACGGAAATCGGCCCCCTCATTTTTAACCCCACCCCCCATTCCTGACCCCAACACCGCCGATTGCCTTATATCGTTAGTATAATAATAAGGAAAAGGATGATGATGATTAATACGCGTACGAGGGAGGGGTGGTGTGATTTAACAGGGGGCCCCAGTTTTGTCCCCCTGTCCCCTTTTCTTCGAAAATCGGCCTTCTCGGGCCCAAGGAGGCCGAAAATAGTGGGGGACGGGCCGTCCCCCTGCCGTCCCCCTCGTCCCCCACTGGGGGGTCCGTTCCACGTGGAACGTCGCCCGCGGCGCGCCGTTGCCCGCCACGCGCGCTGGGCTCGCGCCGGTTGCGCGCGGGCGCCTACCACGCCCCTCCGGTCCTCGCGGCGCGCCCGCCGGACGGTGCGCCCGTGAAGGCCGTCCAGATCGAGGAGCAGCTCCACTGCCTGGGCTACTTCGGCTTCGGCGGTGGGTGGGCCCTGGCCCGGGGGAAGCGCTTCAAGAGCGGGGAGATCTACTGCTCGAGCGAGTGCCCCCTGCGTGCCCCGTGCTGGGACAAGCACCGCGAGCGGGTCCGCGGCATGGTCGACGCGTGCACAGCCGAGTTCGACGCCCTCGTGGACGCGTTCGGCGGCGACGGGCGGCGCGCGGTGAAGTACTGGCACGCCATGCACAAGAGCCCCGATCCCTACTCCGCTGTGCTGCTCGGCAACACCCAGGACGGCGGCTCTGTCGCAAGTGGCGGCAAGCCCCGCGATCGCGGCGAGTTCACCCTGCAGTGGCCACTCAAGGTGCTTCCGTGAGCCGCTCGAACGGCAAGCGATCGAACGACGAGTCGAAACCGCTCTCCGTGCCAGCGGACAAGCGAGCACCGGGCACCGGGCTCCCCCGCCACAGCCGGGCGCGTGATCAGCAGGCCGATCCCAAGCGTGGAAGGCTCTGGGCTTGGCACCACGTCCACCCCGAGCCAGTGCCGATCTGGGGCACTTTCCCACGCGGATTTCTCGAGTTCTGCCTCCGCGAGCTCAGGGCAAAGCGCAGCGAGGTCCTGCACGCGTGCTCGGGCGCTCTCGACGCGTCCGTAGGCGGGGTACGGCTCGATCTGCGCATCGAGGCCCGGCCCGACGTCGTGGGAGACGCTCGCGCGCTCCCCTTTCGCGACGCGTGCTTCGCTGGCGTGCTCATCGACCCGCCCTGGTCAGTCGAGTACGCCCGCGACCTCTACGGCACCGGCTACCCACGCCCGGCCCACCTCCTGCGCGAAGCCGCTCGCGTGGTGCGCCCAGGTGGCCGCATCGGGTTCGTCCACTTCCTCGTGCCGAATCCTCCGCGCGGCTGCCGCCTGGTGCGCGTCTTTGGCATCACCCAGGGCTGCGGATACCGCATCCGCGCGCTCTCGATTTTCGAGCGCCCCCAGCTTGGGCTCTTCGACGAAAGGCCACGCCCGTGAGCCGCTTCGACATCCCCGGCCAGTGCACGCACTGTCGCACGAGGACCTATCTCGACGCCCCCTGTGGGCTCTGCCAGCCGTGTAAGCAGGCACTCTTCGATGCAGTCAGTGGTGAGGCGAATCCGGAGCAGTTCCGCGTCGGATTCGAGGCGGCAACTGTCCACCAGGCGATGCGGATGCGGCTGCTCAACTGGGTGCCATTGAGCAGTTGCGGTCCCTTCGAGTTCCACGTCGAGGGCGACCCCGTCGGCGAGCCGCGGCCGCACCCCTCGCGCGCCGGCGGCAAGATCAGCATGCACCGCGATGCTCGAGCGACCCCCTGGAAGAAGGCCGTGCGCAAGGCAGCCCTCGCGCAGCTTGGGATCCCCACCCCACCGCGCGTGCCGATCTTCGCCGAGCGCGCTCCCGTGCTCGCTCTAATGACCTTCGAGCTCCCCCGACCCGTCGGCCAGTGGAGGAGCCGGACCGAGCTCCGCGCCGACGCACCAAAGCACCCGACTGGCAAGCCCGACCCGGACAACCTCGGGAAGGCCGTCCTCGATGCGCTTGGCGGTTGGCCGAAGGGCGCCGATCCGATCGCCTGGTTCGACGACGCCCAGGTGGTGGCGCTTCTCACGCGCAAGGTCTACTGTTCGCACGAAAGCAAACCCGGTGCGCTGGTCGCGCTGTACCTCCTCGACTGACATGAAAGCCCTCTTCGTCCACGGATACTTTCGGTTGCCGGACGACTTCGCCGGCACGTGCGCCGACGCGCTTCGCTTGTTCGCAAACCACGAAGAGGAGACGCCCGATCCGCCGGAGGGAAGTCCGATGCGCACGACCGAACCGCCAACTCGCGAGCGAGCACGGACGGCGTTCGAGCGTGGCAACAAGATGATCGCAGGGCTCGACATCGTCACTCTCTGATCCTTTCACCTAGAAAAACCCAATGCCCGTCTACGACGACGACGCACGACGCGCGCGAATCGAGGATCTCGAGGAGGACACGCGCGACGTTCGCATGGCACTCGAAATCCAGAAAGGCTTGTCGCCACGCGAGCTCGAGTTCGTGTATTCGATTGGCCGTTGGGTGCTCGATCAGAAGAGGGTGCTCACCGAGAAGCAGCGGAACTGGCTTGACAGCATCCTCGACAAACACGTCTTCCGGGAGTGACGAGTGAAGACGTGCCTGCGATGCAAGCGACGGATCAATTACGCAGCCTGGTGGTGTTGGACTTGCCAGTGGTGGTGGTGCTCCGATTGCTGGGGAGACCTCACGGGGAAGACGTCCGGCTGGTACTGCCCAGAACACCGCGTGATGGCTAGGTAGCTAGATGGCCACGACGAAGAAGGCATGGCCTGCGCAACGAATCGAGATGCGGCGAGTCGCGGATCTCGTTCCGTACGCGCGCAACGCGCGCAAGCACAGCAAGGCGCAGGTCGCGAAGATCGCTGCGTCGATTCAGGAGTGGGGCTGGACGAATCCGGTTCTCGTCGACGAGAAGGGCGGCATCATCGCCGACCACGGCCGCATCCTCGCGGCGCAGAAGCTCGGCATCGAGAGCGTGCCTGCGATGGTTGCGCGCGGTTGGACCGAAGCGCAGCGGCGCGCGTACGTGATCGCCGACAACCAGCTCGCGCTCGAGGCTGGGTGGGACCGCGACATGCTCGCGATCGAGTTCGCCGAGCTTGCGGGGCTCAACTTCGACTTGTCGCTCACGGGCTTTGACGACCTCGACATCAAGAGCCTCTTGCAGCACGGCAACGAGCTCGAGGAGGACGCGGACAAGGTTCCCGATCTCCCCGAGAACCCGATCGCGCGCGAGGGCGACCTGTGGGTGCTCGGCGAGCATCGCGTGCTCTGCGCGGATGCGACCGTCGCGGCCAACATGGAGCGAGTACTTGATGGCGAGGTCCCGCGCCTGATGGTCACCGACCCACCGTACGGCGTGAAGTACGAACCCAACTGGCGGAACGAGGCTGGCGTCGCGAAGACCGCGCGCGTGGGCAAGGTTCGAAACGACGATCGCGTCGACTGGACGGCAACCTGGCGCCTCTTCCAAGGCGACGTCGCATACGTCTGGCACGCAGGTCGTCACTGCGGTGAGGTGGCGGCGAATCTCTTCGCGGCCGATCTCGAGATCCGCGCGCAGATCATCTGGGCAAAGAGTCGCTTTGCGCTCTCGCGCGGCGACTACCACTGGCAGCACGAGCCGTGCTGGTACGCCATCCGCAAGGGGTCGAAGGCCTACTGGATCGGCGATCGCAAGCAGTCGACCGTCTGGGCGATCGACGTCACGGACGACGGGGACCGAACGAAGCACGGGACGCAGAAGCCGCTCGAGTGCATGGGGCGGCCGATGCGGAACCACGACGCGCCGCTCGTCCTCGACCCCTTCCTCGGATCGGGCACGACCCTCGTCGCGGCCCACCTCCAGGGCCGGCGGTGTCTTGGGCTCGAGATCGACCCGGCCTACGTGGACGTGATCGTCGGTCGCTGGCAGAACCACTCCGGTCGGGCTGCTACCCTGGAGGGCGCCACGTTCGAGACGGTCGCGAAGGAGCGACAGCGCAAACCCAAGCCGCGAAAGGCAGCAGTAAAATGAGCGAACCGAAGACCCCCGCCACATTCGCCACCGAGGCCTTCGTCGAGAAACTCGTGGAGGGTGCCGAGAACCCGCAGGTCACCTACAAGCGCATCACTCACGCGTACAACGTGCTGCGGATCGCTCGCGACAAGATCCATCCGATCGCCAGCGCCTACGCTGGCGAGCAGGCGATGCTCCGCAAGGCCGAGGCTGCGACCAAGAGGCGGGAGGCGGCGGAAGCCGCGGCCGCTCTCGAGTCGGACGGAGTTCTCTGATCGGCGCGGCTACCAATGTGCTCGTTCACTGAGCGCGGCGTTCACGTGAACGACCACGGCGGCATGTCGATCTGGGGATGCCCGCCGTGCGAGCCACGTTTTGAGCACGCGTGGTACCACCAACCGGACGGCGACATGTACCCAACGCTCGAGGACTGCAAGAACAAGTTCGACAACCACCCGACCTTCGAAGGAAGCCCGCTCATGGATCGACTGCTCCGCTGGTTCGAGTTCGGTCAGCTCCCCCCGCATCTGCAGGCGGTAAGCAAGCCGTTCGGCGAGCTTGCACGCCATGTCTGCGACACCATCCCGAGCGGCCCCGAACGCACTGTCGCGCTGCGCAAGTTGCTCGAGGCGAAGGACTGCGCCGTGCGCGCGATGATCGAGGCGTTTCCCGACGCCGGCGTGCGTCGCGAGGTAGACGTCTCGCAGCAGGCCCCGGGAGCCTGATCATGGACCGACGCACGTTCCTGAAGGTGATCCCCGCGCCGCTCGCGATCTCGCGCGACCACGTGCGGCCGCAGGAGCTCTCGCCACCGCGCGTGATCTGGGTGCAGATGACCTGGTCCACCGACGCCCGCGAGATACAAGGCAAGCCAACAGTGGACGAGCTCTGCGCCGCTCAGATTGTGCGCGGCAGGCGCATCCTGGCCGTGCTCCGCGAAGCCCGCGAGTTCGCACGTATCGTCGTGTCGCAGGACTGCTCGTCCGACGAGCATGCACAGGCGTTCCTTCGGACGATGCTTGCCGAAGTCGACACGGATACGGGGGAGCAGAACTACGGCGCGATCGAGGCTGCGATTGCGATCTCGGCGAACGAGTCCGTGGACGTGCTCGCGTTCCTGGGCTCTCACCGGGCGCTCCGTGTCGCCAACCACTCCGCTTCCGCACACTACAGGCTCGACAGGATCGAGAAGCGGCTGCGCCTGCTCGAGGAGGCACCGCCCGTCGAGGTGTGCAACCTCGGAATCGATTGCGAGAAGCAGATCGGCGAGATCGGCCCGCGCTCTCCCCGTGTTGTGAACGCCTGGCTCGAGCGGCACAAGGACGGCGTGAAAGCCGTCCTCGGCGTCGACGACGTGAAGGCGGCGGCGCAGGAGATCAAGACGCTTTGCCAGCCGCCCTGATGGACGTCGAGCTCTTCACCCGCGACGGTGGCTTCGTGGCGAAGGAGACCATCCCTCCGTTAACCGAGCCACCCGATCTCCTGATCTGGGGGCTACGATTCTTCCTGCGCCGCGAGGAGGGGAAGTACTACGAGAGCTTCACGTGGGCCATCGTTCCGCGGCACCCCGAGATGGAACAGATGACCCACGAGCTTCCGTTCACCAAGCCAACCTGATGCCGACGCCCGCACACAAACGAACCGCCGAGCGCGCAGCGTACGTTCGCTCGATGACCGGGTTTGGCGCGAAGGCCGACGACATCTCCCGCGTGATGAAGATCTCCGGGCCGACGCTGCGCAAGTACTACCGCAGCGAGCTAGATACCGGAGCCATCGAGGCCAACGCGAAGGTCGCTGAGGCGCTCTTTAAGAAGGCCATCGGAAACGGTCCCGCCTCGGTCACCGCGTGCATCTTCTGGCTCAAGACGCGTGCCCAGTGGAAGGAGACCTCCGTGCACGAGCACATCGGAGCGGATGGTGGCCCGATCGAGCTTACCGATGCGCGCGCTGAGCTCATGCGACTCGTCGAGCGGCAGCAGGCGATCCCCGTAGCGGAGGCATCCGACGCAGCCTCGGAGAGCAATGGGTCTCCGGGCTCGAACGGCTCCCAGAACGGGAACGGCCATGGCCGTTCGAGCCCGCGGCGACGCCCGAAGCCGTAGGTCCGCATTTCTGCCGATTGACCGGGGATGTCGGCGGGTCTAGGCTCCCTGGAGCGATGGAGCAGGATTGTCATCACTGGGAGGTAACTCCCGACGAGCAGCGCGCACACATGCGGCGGGTTGAGTGCATCCTCGAAGGGCAGCGCAAGCAGTTGCGTAATGCTGTTCGAGCGCTCAACCGAATCGCAGCGGTGCTCACTCCAGCGCCTGAGAGCCAGATCGAATCGGTTGTGATTCGAGTTGGAAAACCTGTAACTGAAACCGCGGTCTGACCTCGGACCAAGAAAGCGAAACGACCATGGCGAGCACAGTACGACTGAACACCGGGCAGAAGGTCCTGATGAGCCTCACCTTCAAGGACGAGAACGGCGTCCAGGCAACCGAGCTTCCGGTTGGTGCGAGCATCGAGTGGATCTCCTCGGACGAGAACGTCACCACGACCGAGGAAGACGAGGACACCGGCAACGACCTGAACCGCTGGGCGCGCAGCGGCAACCCCGGCGTCGCGACGATCACCGCGCGCCTGACGCGCAAGGACGGTCAGCAGCGCGAGGACACGCTCGAGGTCACCGTCGCGGAAGTCGAGCTCGACGCGGTCGAGCTCACGGTCGGCACGCAAGTCCTCGAGTCGTAGGGCCAGAGCTAGCGAGTCACAGCACCAGCCAACCAAGCAACCCCTGAACAGGCGAGGGTCCCATGGATCAAGATCGGTTCCAAAACCAACCGGACGCCTTCAAGTCGGCGACCGACGTTTCGAAGTCGAGCCAATCTCCGCGCTACGTCTTCTCCTCGACGTCTCCGGATTTCAAGGAGAAGCCGTTCCGCGTCGGAGCTTCAGCAACTCCAGAGCCCGGCGAGAAGCTCGTCGCCGAATTCACGAACGGCGTCGAGACCACGCGCAAGAGGGAGGCCGAAACCGCTGAGGCTCGCGCTGCGAAAGCGGCTGGGCCGTTCGCAACAGCAGAGGATGCCGGCAAGAATGCCGCCATCCTCTCGAAGGACGGGCGCCCCCGCTTCGTGCTCGACACCGGCGACGGCAGCAAGACTCCGTTCCGCGTCGACCTGCAGCGCTCGGTCACCTCGCCTGGCTCCGAGACCCCGGGCGAAACCACCGTCGCGGAGTACCGCAGCGGCAAGAAGTACGATCCGGAGGCCAAGCCCTCCGCGTAGCGTGCACGCGCATCGGTAGAACGAAGATCGAGGAGCGAGATTCAATGAGCCGATACAGGACCATCGAAGAGGCCAACAAGTACGCGGTCACGCTCTCCGCGAAGAGCGGGCATGCCTACGTCTTCTTGACCCCATCGACCAGCGTCCCACCGCTGCCGTTTCGTGTGGGGATGGAGGCCGCGATCGGTCCGGGGGAGAAGCTCCTCGAATCGTTCACCAACGGCATCCGTGACGGTCGCATGACGAGTGCGGCCGAAGGTGCTCGGCGCGCGCAACGGCAAGCGCAGTTCGCGAAGAAGCGCGCCGAGGTGCCCGCCGAAGCCGCTGTCGCGGTCCCTGCCGCCGAGGCCCCGGTGCCCAAATCCGAAGAGGCTGCGCCCGGATCGGAGTAGTTCTTGTCTCGAGCGAAGCTGGCGGACCTGATTGCTCTTTCGCCGGCCGACCTTTCGAAGATCCTCGGCCGTCTCTCACCGGAGGCGGCCGAGGCTTTGTTGTGGGACTGGGGCTTTCGCGCGCGAGAGACGCAGCTTGAGCCGCCAGGCGACTGGCTCGTGTGGGTGTTCCTCGCCGGCCGAGGATCAGGCAAGACACGCTCCGGAGCTGAGTGGATGCGCGAGCGCATCAAGCAGGGCTTCGGTCGTCTCGGTCTGATCGCGCCCACCGCCGGCGACGCGCGCGACGTCATGGTCGAGGGGGAGTCGGGCCTGCTCGCGGTCTGCTGGCAGAAGGACCACACGCACTCGGGCCAATTCATGGGGCGGCCGCTCTACGAGCCGTCCAAGCGGCGCGTCACGTGGGCGAATGGCGCGATGGCGACGCTCTACTCGGCGGACGAGCCCGAGCGCTTGCGCGGCCCGCAGCACGACACGTTGTGGGCGGACGAGCTCGCGACCTGGCGCTACGCGCGAGAGACTTGGGACAACGCGAGGTTCGGCCTGCGGCTCGGGCGGAGCCCGCGGACGATGGTCACGACGACGCCGAAGCCTATCAGCCTCCTGCGCGAGCTCGTCAAGGACAAGAACACCACGATCTCCAAGGGCTCGACATACGACAACCGAGCGAACCTTGCGCCGGCGTTCCTGAGCACAATTATCGCGAAATATGAGGGCACTCGAATCGGTCGCCAAGAGCTCCACGCAGAGATGCTCGAGGAGGCGGAGGGTGCGCTCTGGACGCGCTCGATGCTCGAAAAGTGCGTGCTCGAGCCGGCGGACGACATTTCGCGGATCGTGGTCGCAATAGACCCAGCCATCACCGCGAAGGCCGAGTCGAACGAGACGGGGATCATCGTCGCCGGCCGGCAGTCGGCGCGTCTCGGCAAGGGCTTCGTCCTGGCGGACCTCTCAGGGCGATTCGCGCCCGGGGAGTGGGCGCTGCGCTCTGTGGAGGCACTTCGCCACTTCGAAGCGGACCGGATCGTCGCCGAGGGAAACCAGGGCGGCGAGATGGTTCGGCACACCATCCATACGGTCGACGCGAATGTACCAGTTCGCATCGTCCACGCGTCTCGCGGCAAGGCAGCGCGCGCGGAGCCGGTCGCTGCCCTGTACGAGCAGGGGCGGATTCATCATGCTGGCCCGCTCCCAGAGCTCGAGGATCAGCTCGTGACCTGGGAGCCGCTTTCAGGAATGGAAAGCCCCGACCGACTCGACGCGCTGGTGTGGGCGCTGACGGACCTGTTTCTCACCGGAGCGGGAACCCGTAGCCTTGGAGTTGCCCCCGAGGTCTTCACCTGATGGCGCGCGGCTTCATCGATTCCTTCTTCAGCCTGTTGCGCCCCGCGCGCACGAGTCCGTCGAAGAGCATCGGAGTAGGGGGAACCGCCGTCTACGGCGGGTACATCCACCAGAACGAGAAGGACGCGCGCCTGATTGGGCGCGAGCGTTACAAGACCTTCTCCGAGATCCTCGTCAACACGACGATCCTTGGTGCGGCCGTGCGGCTCTTCCTGAACACGGTCAGCAAGCCCTCCTGGCGCGCCGAGCCGGCGGAGGACAACAAGAGCGGCCGCGCGGTCGAGCTGGCGGAGCGAGTCGAGGAAGCGCTCCTCGACATGACAACGCCCTGGTATCGCGTGGTCAGGCGCGCGGCGATGTTCAACTTCCATGGCTTCTCCATCCAGGAGTGGACTTCGAAGCGTCGCGACGACGGGATGATTGGATTTCTGGACGTCGAGCCGCGGCCGCAGCAGACGATCGAGAAGTGGGACCTCGACGAAAGCGGGACAGTCGCCGGCGTCGTGCAGCTCTCACCGCAGGACTTTCGGGAGATCTACCTGCCGCGCAACCGGATCGTGCTCGCGACGGATGACGCGATCAGCGACAGCCCCGAGGGGCTCGGCATCTTCCGCCACATCGTGAACGCAGCGCGTCGACTCCAGCGCTACGAGCAGCTCGAGGGGATGTCCTTCGAGATGGACCTGCGCGGCATCCCGATCGGCCGTGGACCGTTCAAGGAGTTGCAGGACCGGGTCGACGCCGGCGATCTCACTCCGGAGAAGAAGCTCGCCTACGAGGAAGGCCTGCGGCGCTTCGTCAAGGATCACGTGCGCACCGAGAACATGGGGGTGCTGCTCGACTCCGCGACCTACCAGACGACCGACGAGGTTCAGGCGCCGAGCGCGATTCGCCAGTGGGACATCGAGCTCCTCACCGCGCAGTCGAACGGCCACGAGGCTGTGGCGGCCGCGATCGAGCGTGTCAACCGAGAGATCGCGCGCGTAGTTGGCGCCGAGCACTTGCTTCTTGGCGCCACGAGCACTGGTTCCCTTGCGCTCTCGAAGGACAAGACCACCAACTTCGTGCTGATTATCGAGTCGGTGCTGCGTGAGCTCGTGGCCGTCTACGAGAGCGACCTGGTCGACAGGCTGTTCGAGATGAACGGCTGGCCCATGGAGCTTCGCCCATCGCTCAAGGTCGACACGCTGCAGAGCCGCGACATCGAGGTCGTGACCGGCGCGCTGCGCGACCTGGCGCAGGCCTCCGCTGCAGTTGGTCCGCAGGACGAGGCCTACATGGAGATCTTCGATCACCTCGGGCTCACCCGCCCGAAGCTCGAGGACCACATGGGGCAGGTGATCCTGAATGATCCGACGCACCCACAGAACCCGATGAACCAGGGCGACCCCGCAAACCCAAACGACGAGGGGGACAGCGAGCCCCTGCCGAAAAACGAGGAGTAGATCATGTTCGTTTCAAACCTAACCGCGCGCGACGAAGCCAACTCGATCACCGCCAAAGTCGACGGTGGCGCCGGCCCCGGAGTGATCCGCTTCTACTCGGGCACCCCGCCGGCCGACGCCGACACGGCGCTCTCTGGCAACACGCTCCTCGCCGAGCTGACGCTGAGCGACCCCTCCTTCGCGACGGCGACGGACAACGCTCCGGGCGCCCTGATCACGCTCGACGTGACGCCGATCCCCGAGGACACCTCGGCAAACGCGACGGGCACGGCGTCCTTCGCGCGGATCTTCGAGTCCGGCGGCGTCTGCATCGTGCAGCTCACGGCGGGCACGTCGGGTACCGAGATCATCCTGAACAGCGCGGCGATCCAGGCCGGCGCCTCGGTGCAGATCACGGCCGGCACGATCCTCGTTCCTGAAAACTAGGCTCCGTGTCGCTGCTCTCTCGACTCATCGCTCCTGCACCGGGAGAGGAAAAGCTCCCGGTGCACCAGTTCATGGCTGCGCTGGCGGAGCTTAAGCGCGCGGCCCCCGGCGTGACCACCGTGTCCATTGCGACGGCATTCGGGCTTTCACCGGCGGAGGAGACCGAGCTCGAGGCGTTTGCAACGCGCCAGTACATCGACGGCATCCAGCGGGAGCTTGTCCACGACGTGCTGATGCTCGGTGAGTACGGGACGTACACGATCGAGAACTGTGAGGATCGGCTCGTCAACCTCACGGTCCCGACGGACCTGCTCCCGCTCACGTACCAGCGCCAGTTCCAGATCATCGCGCGCGGGCTGAACGACTGCGTGCTATCCGGCTGCGCCGTGACTGCGCAGGGTGTGCCCGACATGACGCTCGCCGTGGCGAAGGGGGCGGTGCTCAACGGCAACGCGATGCGCGCGGTGGTTGCGGCCAGCGTGACGATCACAGCGGCGCACGCGACGCTGCCGCGCATCGACATGGTCGTGGTCGACTCCTCGGGCGCGAAGGTCGTGCGCGCGGGCAGCGCGGTGCCGAGCCCGCGGCCCCCGGAGCTCTCGGCCAATGACGTCGCGCTCGCGATCGTCTACGTGGCGCCTGGCGACACCGCGATCGAGTCCAACCAGATCCTCGACACGCGGATCGTGCGCGCCACAGGCCCGGTCTGCATCGGCAAGGTGACCACGCCCGTGGTGCGTGCCAACACCTCCGCGGCGCAGACGTTCGTGTTGCTCACGATTCCGAACGGCCTGTTCCTCGCGGGGCGGATGATCCGGGTCTCCATGGGCGGAACCATGCTGCTCAACTCAGGGAGCCCGACGATCACTCTCGCCATCTCGTACGGCGGGACGACGATGTTCCAGGACGTGACCGGCGCCGCGACGGCGGACGCCGACAGGCTGGCCTGGAACCTCGACTTCGTCCTGGTCGCGCAGGCGAACAATGATCAGTCGTTGAGTGGGACGTTCAAGATAGGTCCGGTCGCCGCGAAGACAGCGCCGACCACAGGCGTGGGCGACATAATCGTTCCTGGCGTGCTGTCCAGCTCCCAGGTCTCCGGACCGTTCAGCGGAGCGGCGGCCGTGGACTCCGACTCTGCCAACCGGGACCTCGTGATACAGCTCACCATGAGCGTCGCGAATCCAAACGACGAGATCGCGATGGAGTACGCCACCGGGGAGCTGTTCTAGCGGAGTCTCATGGCGGGCGCGGCCTACCTCCGAGCGGTTCGCGCGGCGCTGCGGACCACGACCGGCACTCAGGACTTCACCGTCTCCGGCGCCGGCACCTGCGTCGGCTACATGGTCCACATCTCGCGAGGTGTGACCGACGGGACGCTGGTCTCTCACATCGGGATGAGCAAGGGGTGGTGCGATGGCACCAACTCGCTATGCCTCGTCACCTCCTCCGAGGACAACGTCGCCGACTCGAATACTGCTGCCAAGGTCAGCTCGACGCAGGTCGGGATCGTGATCTTGAGCGGGGCCGGCGGCTACGCCGTGCGCGTCGCGCACAGCGCGATGATCACGGACGGCGTCCGGATCAACGTGCAGGCGACGGACGGCGTCGCGTACCTGTGCGACGTCACCATGCTGTTCGGTAGTGCGGCGCAGATGCGCGTCGGATCGTTCGACATGCCGAACGGCTCCGCCAACGACACTCTCGACGTCACCGCCCCCGGTTTCGAGCCGACGTTCGGCGAGTTCATCTTCGGCGGCGGCATCGACAATAGCGAGCCTCCGCTGAGCCCGCCGGGGGCCGGCGTGAAGACCAGCTACGGCCTGGCGGTCAACCTGTTCTCGGGCGTGTCGCAGCGGTGCGTCGCGTACTCGCACGCCGACAACGTAGCCACCTCCGCTCCCTCGCAGGAGCTCTCTGACATCCAGGTCGCCGAGAGCCTCGTGGGAGCCACCACGGCTCCGTTCACCATCGACTGGACGGTCGGCATTAACTCGTGGCTCTCCACCGGCTTTCGGGCGAAGAACCTGCTGGGCGGCAACCCGGGCGCAATCGGCTACTGCGTCGTCAAGCTGGGTGCCTCGCGCGCCACGCTCACCACCGAGGACAGTCCAACCGCGGTCAGCGGCACGACCACGGTCACGCCGGGGTTCACGCCCTGGAGTGCCATCTGCTACTCGACAATATTCACCGGCATAGGCCAGAGCGCCACCACGCTCGCGGGCCAGTTTGGGTGGGGCTTCGCTGCGCAGCAGGGTGAGGAGTTCTCGTTATCGCAGCACGAGCAGGATGCCCAGGCAACCATGAACAATGGATGCCTCGCGGATGACGACGCGGTCAACGTTCTAGCCGCTGCTGGTACAGCCGGCCTCCAGGCGGCGGCATCGTTCACGCCGACTACGTTCGTGCTCACGTTCTCGGTCGTGCTGGGTACCGCGCGCAAGCAGTTCATCCTCGTTCTCGAGAAGGACATCAACTCCGGCACCTTCACTGCCACGCAGAGCTCGCGAACCGCGGCGTTCCAGGAGAAGCAGTCGTTTCTCGGAACGGCGAGCGCGACACAGAGCTCGCGCACGGCAGCATTCCAAGCGAAGCAATCGTTCGTCGGAACCTTCGCGGCCACGCAGTCGAGCCGGACCGCGGCCGCGACCGGCTCGCTCGTCTTTCAGGGCGCGTTTGCGGCGACGCAGAGCTCGCCGAGCGCTCTGGTTGCAGCGTCGCTCGTTTTCCAGGGGGCATTCGTTGCGGCACAGAGCTCGCGCACGGCGGCCTTCGAAGCGCGCGTTCCGTTCACAGCGACGTTCGCCGCAACGCAGTCGAGTCGGACGGCCACTGGTACGGCGCTCCTGGTCTTCCGAGGCGACTTCGACGCTACGCAGGGCTCGCGTACCGCGGCGTTCACCGCGGCGATCCCCTACATCGGGACCTTCTCAGCCACGCAGAGCTCGCCGAGCGCGACCTTTGCGAGTTCGCTCGTCTTCCAGTCGGCGTTCACCGGAAGTCAGAGCTCGCCTTCGGCTGCTGCCACAGGCTCGCTCGTCTTTCAGGGAGCCTTCTCTTCCGCGCAGTCGAGCCCCACCGCCACGTTCTCGGCGCTCGAGCTCTTCCTTGGGGCCTTCGACGGCGCGCAGAGCTCGCGCACCGCGACGTTCTTTGGGGTCTCGGGCGACGTGCTGGTGGGCAACTTCACCGCCACGCAGTCGAGCCCCACTGCGGCTTTCCAGGGGGGGCTTTCGTTCCTGGCCACCGTAGCGGCCACACAGGCCCCCCGCGTCGCTGCGATGGCGGCGGCCCTGGTGTTCCGGGGGGACTTCGCCGCGACGCAGGGGAGCCCCACAGCGGCGTTCACGGGGGGGCTCTCGTTCCTGGGCTCCCTGGGCGCCACGCAGGGCTCCCCCACGGCGGCGTTCACGGCCGGCCTGTTCTTCCAGGGGGCGTTCGCGGGGGCGCAGGGTACGCGCGCGGGCGCGCTCACGGGGCTCGAACGGTTCCTCGCGACGTTCACGGGGACGCAGGGCTCGCGCACTGCGGCTTTCGCGGGCGAAGCGGCGCTCGGGGCGATCACCGGGACCTTCGCGGGCGTGCAGTCCTCACGCATGGCGTCCTTCGTGGCGCTGGTCCCTGTGGCGGGTACACGCTCGTGCCTCGACGGCTCGCGCCAGATTGTGACGGAGCTCGTCGGGGCCTACGCTTCGAGGACCAACCTGATCGGCGAGAGGAAGGTGTGTGACTGATGGCGAACCGCGAGCAAGAGGACGAGGCCTTCGCCAACAACCCGCACACCCAGCGCTACACGCTCGTCGACAACGACTCGACGGACGCCCCCAAGCCCCCGCTCGACCTCACGGACAAGATCGTCAAGTGGGCGCTCTCCGAGATCGACCCGAGCACGGGCGAGTACTCGACCGATGCGATCCTCGAGAAGACCTCCGACAACCCAGGCGAAGTCGTGATCATCGACGCGCTCGGTGGCGTGGTGGACGTCAACATCGAAGACGAGGACACCGCGGCGCTCTCCCCGAACGACTATCACTTCGAGCTCGAGGTTTTCGACGACGCCGGCGAGAACGGAGTCGTGGTGGCGGACGGAGTTCTGACGCTCTTCGCAAACGTGGTGAACACCTGATGCCCACCATCACTGTTGGAACGAACAGCTACGAGACACTGGTCGAGGCGAACGCCTACCTCGACGGTGCAATCCACGGTGGACCTTGGAAGTTCCTTCCGACAGCCACCAGGGAGCGCGCGCTGATCACGGCCTTTCGGGATATTAGCATCTACGACCTGATCGATCCCGAGACAGGCGTCGCGATCGATCCGCTGCTTGCTCCGCAGCCCGTGAAGGACGCGCAATCCGAGCTCGCGTTCGCCTTCTCGCAGGATCCATCTCTCGCAACATCGCAAACCCGCGGCGGCTCGAACACGAAGCGCGTGAAGGCGGGCTCCGCCGAGGTGGAGTTCTGGAGTCCAGAGCGTGGCAGTCGTTTCCCGCCGATCGTTATGCGCCTGCTCGGCCCCTACCTGAGCAGCGCCTCGTCAGGCGTTGGCGGCTCGGAGTCGTTCGGCACGGGCGCGTGCTCGACCTTCGGCGACATCGGTGGTGGCCTGACGCAGGGGTACATGTGATGGCGAGCATCTTTCCGTTCATCCGCGACACCATCAACCGCGAGATCGTCCGCGCGGGTCTCACGCTCGACGGCGTGTTGATCAAGGTGACGCCCGGCACGCGCACGAGCACGAGCCTCACCAAGGGCACGAACCCGACCCAGAAGCAGCACCGCTTCAGGGGGTTCTACGACGACAGCCGGCTGCAATTCCTGCCGCCGACAACGGTCATGGCGGGCGATCGTGTCGTCGTCCTGATCGGCGGATCGATCCAGGGCGGCGTTGAGCCCAAACCCGGGGATCGAATCATCCTCGAAGACGAGAACCACGGCGTCGAGCGCCTCCTCGGGCGCGACCCGGCGAAGGCGACCTACACCTGCCTCGTGCGGGGGTGATGCTTGCCGACGATCTGTGTGCAACGCCGTCGCTCGCGCGTGATCGTGCTCGAGAAGGCCTCGAGCAAGGATCCGATCTTCGAGCTCGAGCGCATCATCGCGTCGATGACGAAGCGTCTGCGTGAGCAGTTCGTCAAGACGCTCACGCGCGTGCGCGACGCGGCGACGCTCAAGAAGATGGAGCGCCTGCTCCTCGCCGGCCGGATCAAGGACGCGATCGAGCTCGGGAAGGAGCACTACACCGCCTTCGCGAACGACTGGGTGGAGGTCTACATCAAGGCGGCGAAGGACACCGCCGGCTTCGTGGGGCGAGAAATCGGCATCATCGCGGTCTTCGACCAGATGAACATGCGCGCGCTGGCGGCGATGCAGCAGAACACGCTGCGTCTCGTGCGCGAGCTGACGCGCCAGCAGGCGGAAGCGGCGCGCGAGGCCATCTTGGAGGGGGTCGCCGAAGGGTGGAACCCTCGCCAGACCGCGCGCGCCGTGCGCGATTCTATCGGTCTCACGGCGAAGCAGGAGCGTGCGGTTCTCAACTTCGAGCGGATGCTGCGGGAGAACGACGCGACGTCGCTGACGCGCCGACTTCGCGATCGCCGATTCGACCCGACGATCCGCAGCGCGCTCGAGCGCGAGGCGGCACTCGACGCGAAGACCATCAAGACCATGGTCGATCGGTACCGAGAGCGCTACGTCAAGTACCGCTCCGAGGTGATCGCGCGGACCGAAGCACTGCGCTCGGTGCATCAGGGGAACGAGGAGATGTACCGCCAGGCGTTCGACTCTGGAGAGCTCTCGCCAGACGAGCTTGTTCGAACCTGGAACACCGCGAAGGACTCGCGCGTCCGCGACACGCACGACTTCATGCACCGCCAGGAGCGCAAGATCGGCCAGCCGTTCACGACTGGTGGTGGAGTTTCGATCATGTACCCAGGTGACCCATCAGCGCCAGCAGAGGAGACTGTTCAGTGCCGCTGCGTGCTCTCCACGCGGTTCAAGATCGACACCGACCCGCTCGAATCGTTCTAGCAGCACGCAAAGCGAACGGCGTCCGCGATAGCCTCCTGGTGGTTCGCCCAAGCCTCCGGCATTGCAACGCGACCCTCGGAGACGAAGAATGCCGCGCACGGTACCCGTGAACGAAACCGCAAACTTCCGCTTCCAGAGCAAGGTCTGCAAGGTCGACGACCGGCTGGGCCTCGTGCTCGGTTGGGGGATCATCTGCAAGTCCGATGGCTCCGAGTACTTCGACTTGCAGGCGGACTCGGTCACCGAGGAGGGGATGCTCGAGGCGGGGCTTGACTTCATGCGCGTCTCGCGCAAGGCGAAGGAGATGCACCGCGGTGGAACGCGTGGCGAGATCGTGTTCGCGTTTCCGATGACAGCGGAGATCGCGAAAGCGTTCGGCATCGAGACCAAGACGCACGGCCTGATGATCGGCCTTCTCCCGGATCAGGACATGCTTGCCAAGTTCAAGTCGGGCGAGCTCACGGGCTTCTCGCTCGGCGGCAAGTGCCTGGAGGCTGACCTGCTGTGATCCTCTCCGGTGGCAAGAAGGTCAAGCGACGAATCAAGAAGCTGTCCGTCGATGAATTCTCCGGCGTCGATCGCCCTGCCATGGAGCCGGCGCTCGCGCTGATCTTCAAGCGTGCACCGGAGGAAGTGGTTCCGACGCGCGAGCAGCGGTTGATGTCCATGCTGCGGAAGCCGGAGCTGGAGAAGTACCAGGACGGCGTCTCGATCATGACCAGCGAGGAGGAGGGCCACGTGCACCTCGTCTTGCTGCACGGGTCGAGCGCTGGCGAGACGTCCTATGGGATCTCGAGCGGCTCGAAGCAGGGGCACGGCCATCCATGGATGATCAATGCCGCCGGCGAGCTCGTGATCGGCGCGAACGAGGACCACACGCACTCGGTGGACCAAGCGTCCTTGCTCGCCGCGATGCGCGAGATCGTGATCGACCGAACGAACGCGCCTGAGGTTGTGCTCGACGTCGTCTTCGCGCACGCGGACGGCTCGCCAGTCGATCTCGAGAAGATGAGCGACGCCGAGGTCCTGCAGGCGCTCGCGTGCGGGTCGTTGATCGTGAAGAACACCGAAGGGGAGAGCATGGGCGACGCTGCCGCTCTCCCCGACGGGTCATTCCCCATTCGCTGCAAGGCCGACCTGCTCACGGCGATCGAGCTCGTCGGCGGCGATGGGGATCAGCACCAAGCCGC